CGTGCTGAGGATTTGGCTTTCTTGGCGCAGATGCTCGTGTCCGATATGAATTTCAGAGGACTCACACTCGACAGTAATAAGTATCCAGCGATTAAGCTGGATCAGCCGATCCTAGACGCGATCCAAAAGAGGCTGAATCAGACTCATGAGACCACTGATTGAACTACTCAAATATGCTTACATCTCGAATACTGGTGAAGACCAGTGGGGGATTTATGCCCAACGCTTTGATGGTAAATTTTACCCAGAATCACCCGCTCTGTTCAGACGATTGGATAGTGACGTAATGGATGATTATGAGCTGTTTGCACCGTGTCCTGACGTATTGACTATGCGTGCAAACAACGATTTCGGATTTTATCCACGTTGATAAATAAATCAATCTTACCGACGTGGATCATTTGTTTATTAAATCCACATCGGAGGTTGATTATGAAAGCTATCGATCAATTACTAGTCAGGTTGCCAAATGACTGTCCAATATCGCGTATTAAGTTGTTTGGTATTAAGTTACCACCGCTGTGTAAGCTTAATCCATTTTACGGAACGTTAATGCGTCTTAAATCTTCTGCTATCGAACGATTGTCTAAAGTTTCTCCCTAAGCTGCGCATAGGGGTTCAAATTGAACCCCTATTTTCTTACTACTCAGAGGTTTTTTATGAACATATCGTTAGTCGTTGAGTTGCCAGAAACTGTTTATTCTGAGTTGATTAAGTACCTTGATCAAGAAAGTAAGCTAGATATAGATTCAGCGGTCACCGCTGCTATTTCTGATTATGTGCTTACTAATCGCATTAAGGTACTGGATCAATGCCTAATACGACCACAAGAGGGACTAGAGTAAAAAATGCAAACATGAAAAGGATCGGCAAAGCCAATGGCCGGTACAAACATGGTAAGCGGGTTGAGTATCGACACAAGGTTGGAGCCAAGCGCAACGACGGCTCTGTTGTCCACCATAAGGACGGTGATCGCACAAACAACAGTCCCAGTAATTTGCAGCGGTTACGGGATGGCAAGCGTAAGCCTGGTAGACGTACCACACCAAAGCACGAACAAATCACAAAACGAGCGCAAAAGAAATGAGTCAACAACACGAAGACCAATCGACTGTTCTTATCCTCAGCAAAGACTGGGTTGAAGCGCTGAAACAATTTATGTCGAAACCTGACATTGAATCCGTTGGGGCGTTACTGTCTCTTATCCTGCACGAACATACGCAATATCGTTTGTCACTGATTTTGATTGAAAACCATGATAAAGATAGCTAGAGTGACTTTGCCTAGCCTTACTGCTGAACAAGGTCAATAACAGGAGGAAGATAAACAACTTCCTCTATTTTTTTTTGGAGGCTAGTTATGTGAAAGTATCCTCTTTTTTCTGGATCTCTGCGGCTGTAGTGGTATTGCTTAATGGTAAACGTATCGGACAGACCATAGCGGAAAACGAGTATGCCAAAAATGAGCAGTCCATGTTTTACGAGCGTCAGCAGCGCGACAAAGAGAACGAGCGTGAGGTGCTTAGACGCGCTAAAACGTGTCTATTGATCGACGAGAGGTTCCCTCTAGTCGAAGGGGCTAGGGCATTCTACGATCCTACAAACCGAGTAAGCGCACGGTTGTTACCTGATGGTACCACCTTGTGCTCGAAGGATAGCGGGTATACTGCCATTGTGAAAGGTGGGTTAATCACCTCGGTGCGATCCGCACCGGTTGAACAAATAAGACGAATCATAAGAGACAGAGGCTTGTAATGGATAGACGCAGATCTACACAACCAAACGTATCAGCGAGATCAAGTAAACAACCTAAAAACACGTTTGTTTGGTTGACTCCAACAAATGCGGCTAGAGTTTTCTCTTTTTTGGTGTTGGTTGGATTAGGGTTTATGATCCTTCTCAACGTCCAGCCTTGGATCGCCGTTGCAAAGTCAGCCGCCAGTCACATCAGTGTCGTCCCTTATTTTCTCCTAGAGTGGGTACCGTTTTTCGGACACGATTTAGCCGAAGGTGCAAGAGCTCTCATACAGCCCAACATTGCCGCCTTGATGGGTATTACGTTATGGGCGGTCACCCAATCGATTGAGATCACGCCAATACTGGCTCATTTTACGGACTGGGAACCACCGGTGTGGTTACGGAATCAGCTCTCAATGCTCCGTGCGTTGAGCTACGTCCTTGAGCTTGTCGTCTGCTTTTTACAATACCCGCCCTACCAAGGCGGTATTACCGCGTTTTACGAGGACGCGGGTCGGTGGGATTTTGCACTCATCGACTTTAACAATATGGTGCTGTTTGCCATCGCCTTGTTTGGTGTTGAGGCCTCCGTTTGGATTGCGTTGACGATATTACAAGCTCTGCGATATCAGGGTGTGTATAAATCATGATCAAGCTCGAAAATGATTTAGGCGAAGCACCATTGCTATTTGCCTATATCACGCGCGATCGCGCTGTTATCGGTACAGCCATGATGCTCTGTGCTTTTATCTTCTATACGATAGGCGGCGTACCAGCCGCCTTTTTAATCGTTTTCGCCGGCGTAAACGATCTCATCTATGCCAGAGAGCACGATGATGATGAACCACAACCTAACCAAACGTTGTTACCCCCGAATGGCGACAGTGAAGCTGACCCTTGGGTACCCGAAGACTCGTGTCCAGCCTACCGTCCAAGCATAAACACTCAGCTTCACGCGATTGATGTTGAGACTGTAGACCCTGAACCCAAACCAGCCGACTTAGTGCTACCTCCAACAAAACCACTGGCAAAGCGATCAGTGCTGCGGATCGACGAAGATATGGCTCAAACGCCCGAATCCACCATCATTGTCGGTATTTCGGGTAGTGGTAAAGGCATCTTGGTCAGCAATGTGTGTCGGCGGCTTAAAGCCAAATACCCGCAGTTGTACATTATGGCCATTGACCCGGCTCACAAAACAAATGAGAACGGGTACTGGACTGAAGGGTTTGACGATGTCCGTCGCTGTCGGATTGACCGGCTTTCTAAAGGGGTCGCCGCTGATTGGTTGTGGGAGGGTATCCAGCATTTTCAGGAGATACCCACACCCAAGCTGTTGGTACTTGATGAGGCTGTGTTAGCCACGATGGCGTTAGCCGGGTCACCCGAGCTGTTTGCTCGGTTTAAGCAGTTTTTGGTGTCCATCATTACGAGTGGTAACGGTAGACGTGAGTATTTGTATCTGATGACCCCGATCCCACACATCCAAGATCTGGGGATCAGTGGCGGTGTTCGGTCTACGTTTAATCGCACAATCGCACTGGTGTCCGCACGTAACATGAGTGCCACAAATAGCTTTCTCAACACCCGATTTGTTCCCGTACCGAATAAAGATGTGTTGCTTGATTTAATGAATCAATCACCTGCAACCAGGGCGTATTTTGACAGCAAGACGAACAAATGGCATGCCATGCCTTTGTTGCAAAATTATTCTGGTTTTAACCGTGACCTGCCTATTTCTGACGCCAAAAAACCAACTGAAAACTATGAGAGTAAGGCCCAAAAGTTAATTGCAAATTTGCGAGATCGTAATGATGCAGAAGCATCAATCTTATTAGGGTTTATCGCTTATCTGCAAAGTAAAGATGGTGACACGATTACGTATGAAATGTGTCGCAGTTCTTATTGGGCAAAAAAGTATGACGTTCGGAATAAGCAGATGGTACAACAGTGTATTTATATTGCCAAAACGCACGGCATGGTTAAGGAGACCTCACCAAACACGTACCTTGTTTTGGACTTTTAGGGACATTGGGACACGGCTATAAACATGCCAGGGACATATCCCGGGACATGTCCCATATCCCAATGTCCCATATCCCAATGTCCCATATCCCAATGTCCCACTACTCCATTATGTTACAAACATGAGTCATAAAAAGCTTTCTTCGGGCTATTACGAATACATTAATTCGCCAAGGTGGAAGCAAAGTCTTAGGCGAAAATTGTCCTTAAATTTGCTTTTTGGTAGGGACATTATTTGTCCTCTATTGAAGGCTCATGATGTCGAACATCTTACGTATTCAAATTTCAAAAAAGAGCTACCAATCCGGGATTTGGTACCTCTAAATCGTGTTGTTCACCGCAACATAATAACCCCAATAAAGGGGTTATTTAGAGTTATATTCGGGCGTAAATTAGGTAACTTTTTAATGGCTTGGTTCTTACGAACTTGTTTACTGTTTTGGTACGTCTGTATTGTGTTGCTTATTAATACAGTTGTGCGTGAGCTGTCGCATAACGTTCACGAGCTGTATCCCTGGCTTATCCCACCGAGCCAGTAGCCTCTCGTTGTATTTCAGAGATGACCTGTGGGTGCTATCCCACAAAATGTGGGATATATACCCACAAAATGTGGGATATATACCCACAAAATGTGGGTAATACCCCCACATATCCCACAGATACCCCACACATACCCCACAAACCGAAAAAAAAATGAAGATATCCCACAAAGAATTGGCAGACTCTTTAAGTGTGTCTGCTGAAACCCTCAGACGGCATAAGAGGGCGCTAGAAGGCAAATACGGTACGACGTTTGGAACGGTTAACGGTACTCGTATTACATACACTGCCTTTGAAGCGTCTTTATTGTCTGCGTCCATCAAGAAAAAAACGCTGCCCGATAGCATCGTGGTGGACTCAGACGATGAGGTGTACCCAACGACGACGTACGCCATCACGCGCGTTGATGCGGCTGAACGTGACCAAAGCACGGACATCGTGCTGCGCCAGTACGACCTAGCGCCACTAGAACACCAAGTCGCGCAGGAAGCGAATCAAATCCGTGAGGGTATTGATACGGTCGTATTACATCTTGTGTCCCAGCACGCCGAAAAGCTAGGGTTACAAATCCAGGAAGAGTATTTGTATCACATCAGTGAAGCCCAAAAATCAATTATTAAGGCAGTGTCAAATGTTGAAAATCAAGGCTAACCATTTTTTGACCTACGATTGTGCTGATATCCGACGACAGAAAAATGCTTACCAATCAAGTATTGGTGGGTGGAAAGTATTGAAGAACTGGGATGGTAAACCGTGGTTGGTTGTCGCAGAAAACGAACAAACGGCGTTACGTTGGGCGGCGAACCGGTCGGTGCCTGCATACGCTGTACAATTCATACGCTCTGTTCACACGTTCGCCAATCGCCGTCCAGAGACGATTAGCGGGTTAGTGTTTGTGGGTGATTGGTATAAAAGTCCGTTTGTAACAAAGTACGACTTTAGGTCTTACTTGGATGCCTGGATGCCCGATTGGACTACCAAAGTGTTAATCCAAACAATAGACTATCAATCTGAAAAATCTGTGTCAGAAGAAACAATTATCAGTGTTAACACTGATTCAACACACAAACATGAATCGTAATGTCCTAGTGCATAGTGGTCTAGTTAGAATCACCATTAAGACCTTATGTTTTTCGTGGTATGACTAGGCTTTTGTTAGGCAATGATGCACTCAGAGAATATATGGGCACAGATGCTGACCGCTGTGCCCTACTTGACAAATATAGGCTTGGGAACCTGAATGCCTTTGAGCAACAAGTGCTTTGGGTTATGGTGTCCGACCTGGTGTACTCAAGAAGTCGGACACACTATGGTCGTAAACAGTCATACGGTAGACGTGTCATTGGTCGATCGCGCGAGTGGTACGAAATACCCAACGACAACGATTCGGATAGAACACAGATGCATTACGAGGCACATATTGATCGGATGCACATGTTTTTACGATACATAAAAGAAAATCAGCACAAAAGCATCCAACTGCTTATTACCGAATGGCGTAGGCGATACGCCTGGTTTGAGATGGTTAGAGAGCTTGAGAAGTGTGGGATTGGCCATACCAGTGAAAAGTCACTGACCTCACAGGTCAATCAATCACTGACTCGATACTTGATCGAGACGAAAAAGATGATCCGGTGTTATCAAGCTGAAAATCCAGATGAGCCACTGGATGCAGAGCAAATTGTTAACCACTGGGTAACCGTAAATCCAGATAAATACTCCCTCACAAAAATTAAAAATATGACGTGGCGGGTGTACACCTATCTGTATTGTTTGGGAATATCGACAGCCGAAACGTTTACTGAGAGCAGCCATGAGCACCAGCATTATTGTCAATTTTCATGCAGTTGATTGGCGAAACGCAGACTCTGTACTCGTGTATTTAGTTGGGTCGCTTTTGGGACACGACATGACCTATGTGCATGTGTCCCTCACCGTAACCAGCGATGATAAAGCCTACAACATTGACTACAGCCGTTGGGGATTACAACTCCCAGCGACGGATGAATTAAAAAATGTCAAGGAGCGAGTGGTGATCCATCCCGTAACCGATCAGTTATTTGACCTGGTGACCGGCCGCCTTGTCACTGCACTCACCATGCGCTTAAAGCTATCAATACCGGATTTGATCCTGGCTGGATTAAGGATCGAACCGTCCGGGTTTATTTGTACAACTTTTATTAAATACTTACTTGGGTTTACGGATCACAAAAAACCAACCACACCTTTAGAACTCTACAGACAATTGATTGCGCAATGTCAGACAGCACAAAACGGTTCCTGCGTCACGAACCTTGCCCAAAATGCGGGAGCCGGGATAACAGGGCAGTATTTTACAATGATCGATTAAAAGGTGAAACATGGTTTTGTTACACCTGCAATGAGGGGTACTACGACGTAAACCTTGCTAAAGATAAAGGGATTGACTACGACCCCAACACGGAAGACAAACCACCTCTCGTATTGGGGTCTTTCGTAATTCCAGACCTTGAAATACAAGGGATTGCAAGTCGCTTGATCCCGCAACGGATTTGTGAGCGCTACGGCGTTGGAACCGATGCACACGGTAACTTGACGTTTCCGTACCACAAAACAGGGTACGGTTGTATTGCAGCTAAGATCAAACACGCCAAAAAAGATCAGCGACCCCCCTCGTGGATTGGGAACGCAAAGCACGTCACTTTTTTTGGCGTGCAATACAAACCCAGTGATCAAAACCTGATCATCACAGAAGGAGAAGAGGATGCCTTAGCGACCATGACGATGCTCAGTGATCGCAATCACAGTGACTACACTGTTTGGTCAATCCCGCACGGAGCACAGAGTGCGAAGAGCTATGTCAAAGAGTGTCTCTTTGATCTTGAACGATTTAAACGAGTGTACTTGTGCTTTGATAACGACCTTGAAGGTCAGAAGGCGGCAGCCGCTTGTATGAATCTCCTTAAACCGGGTGTTGGTTATCATGTTGACTTACCAAGACTTCAGGTATCAGAGACGGTCACAAAAGATGCGTGTGATTTTTTACTGCATCGGCGTGAAGCGGAGTTCAGATTAGCCATCCAATCAGCCACGTGTAGAAGACCTGCCTCAATTTCCGATAAAGAAGAGCTGCGAAAAAATGTCCATCGCCGGTACTTTAGCTCGGAATACCGAACCGGGTTACCGACCGGTATTTTATCGTTAGATGACGCCTTAGGCGGTTGGCGCATGGGAGAGTGTTCTCTTATTTTGGCCGGGATCCATCAAGGCAAATCGACCTTTGCTCGGTGGTTGGTGGTTAAACAATTGCTGAATGGTATTCACTGTCTTTACATGCCGTTAGAAGACGGTAACGATATCGGCGTGATCAAGATTATTGAAATGATGCAGGAGATCTTGTTGATTTCCTCCTCTAAGGTACCGTTAATTTCAGCCGAGACGTTAGATCAGTATTTTGACTCGGCCATGCAGCACCTAGAGGTGACGAGCATCACAGGCAGTATGCCTACGGATCAGATTGCAGAGGTGGTTGAGTATGCCGCCCGATCCAAAGATGTCAAGTTTGTGGTGCTAGATCATTTGACGATCGCGGCGTCAAGCGGTAGCCGTAACGACATGTTCCATACGATTGGGATGACGTTTAAGAAACTCTACGAATTATCCAGGGATTTGGGCATCCACATCGTCGTCATTTCGCATGGCACAAAGGACGAAGAAGGGAGTTGGAAAGGCTGGGGTAACCAGAATACGAACCAGCTAGCCTCCAACATAATAGAACTTAGTAGGGAGGAAGATAAAAGTAGTGAAATAGAAAAAGCAATACTAAAGATATCAAAAAACCGAACACAACGGGACACTGGAACGATATCGTTAGTATTCGATTGGTACAAGCAAAAATACAACGAGGTGGTAGGCGATGGCAGTAGAAAAACCGAGGGGGAGATACGAGCAAGCGATATTAGCACGCTATCCGAATCTCAACAAATTGCCGGAAAAGTCGAGGATGTACGATGTCTGGATGAAGACCAGCTACACACCAGACTTCGTGTTACCGAACGGTTTATATCTGGAACTGAAGGGGTACCACCCACACATCAAAACCTGGTTAAAGATGTTGGGGTACGCTCTCCAACAAAATCCAGACCTAAAAAAAAGATTGAGAATCTTGTTAGAAAAGGACTATCGGATACCCAGGACAAAACATCTAATGATGAGCGAGAAGTTGCGGAAGATGGGTGTGATCGCCGCGACCGGTTACGAGATTCCGTCTGAGTGGTTAACCACGGAGTACGAATGGATGAACGAACAAGAGTAACGATTGAGCAATTGGTTCAGCAATTGCAACAGACAAACTCTCAGATGCAAATTTTGAACAGAGAGTTAACCGTTTTAAGACGGTTGTTAAACAAAATCGAAAATGATGTTGAGGAAAGTACCGTTATGGGAGTTGGTAAACAAATAGACCAGATACAAGACACGTTAGCAGCAATGTCTAACGTGTTAACACAATTAACGGCAAGCATAGTAGCTACTAGATCCGTTTGCAACGATATGTTGGTTGACATCACAACCATTAAGACTGACATCACAACCATTAAGACTGACATCACAACCATTAAGACTGACGCTACAGACATTAAATCAGATGCGACTGTTCTCAAATCTGATACGACCGTCCTCAAATCTGATACGGCTATCATCAAATCTGATACAGCGGCTATTAAAACAAAAGTAGATGCGTAGAATGTAAGTAGATTCCATCGCACTACTAGGGGGGGGTATAACTGCCCCCCTTTTTATTTGAGGAGTCAAAAGGATGATTGAGCTAGACCATTCACTTGTAATCATTTTGGACTGTGAAACGGACGGATTACTGGATTCGCTTACCCGTTTACACCTGGTGTCGTATTGCTATCGCACAGATGAGGGTGAGCTTAAGTCCGGGGTCGTACCCTTAAAGATGGCGCTGGGTGATCCCATCCCTGCAAACGAGCATACAAAAGGATTGATCGACATCTTAACCAATCGCAAAGTGACCGTAGGGAACACCACAAAAACCCTAGTTCCTTGTTTTCACGGTGCAGAGTACGACATATCTGTATTGTCCTTATTTGGGTTTCCCGAACCCGTCATATTCCATGACACACTAATCGCTGGCTGGTTGTTGTGCCCAACTGTTGAGGAGGAACTCGTCACAACGATCAGCTCTAAAACACTCAAACCCGTTAAAAAGCATAGCAAATACTCGTTAGCGGCATGGGGTCAACGTCTGGGTCTTGCAGAGCGCAAGTTGTCTAGACCCGATTTTTCTGAGTATTCCGCCGCGCTTGAAACGTACGGCGAAAGAGACGCTCGCTCTCAGTGTCTGCTAGCCGAATACATCTTGCCAAGACTGCAAGAGGATGCCAAAGCCTGGAACTTGTATTCTGAGATCGAACTACCCTACTTGCACGTCATCCGACAATTGCAATCGGCGGGTATTCACTTTGATCTGTCAAAGTTGTTAGAACTAAAAACAACGCTGTCGGAAAAGCATCAATTCATTACGTCGAAAATGGCTGAGTTAGTCGGTCTCGTACCACTCGGTAAGTGGTCTAAGACACTGCATCCCCGTAATGGAGATGATGTAACAGACAACGAGTCGGACGCCATTCCGGGTATGTTTAAATACCTAGGAAAAGAAATAGATAAAAAAGACAATCGTGAACGCTACACCTATAGAGCCTGGACGGCTTTTTCTCCGAACTCTTTAGCTCACAAACTCTATGCGCTCAAAAAGCTGTATGGGTTTGAATCGCCGAAGCGCACCGCCTCCGGCAACGAGGCACTAGACAAAGAGGTGCTAAAATCATTAGAATACCCACTAGCTCAGTTGTTGAGTGAGTACTCGGTCTATGAGAAGTTGATGTCCACGTATATCAACAAATTTATTGATAGTGGTGGAGTTTTGAAAGGGTCTTGGATCCAATACGGTACCGTTACTGGACGTATTTCGTCACGCAACCCGAACTTTCAGAATCTTCCAGCCCGTGGGGAGTTTGGTGATGCGATCCGAGACACTGTGATTGCGCGATCGCCCGATCACCGGTTAGTTGGGATCGACTTGGATCAGATTGAGTTAAGAGTTTTATCCTGGTACCTGGTCAACATGTTCAAAGATGAGCTAGACGACTATCCGGATGCCAAAGTGCTTTGGGACTGTTTCCACGCGGGAGGTGATCCGCATCAGCTAAAAGCCGATGAGGCCAACGTATCGAGATCGGTTGCCAAAACGTTTAACTTTGGCGACTTGTACGGGTCAGGGTACGCCCGTGCTGCAAGCATCATTGGATGTACGGTTGAAAAAGCGAAAGCGTTGATGGATGAATGGAGAGCGGCAACCCCAGCCACCCAAGAGCTGAAACGGCGCGTTTGGGATAAGGCGTCAAAAAATGGCGGTGTCGTACACACCCTCTACGGTCGGCGTCTGGTCTACCCAGACATTTGTCTCCCGGTATTTAGCTGGAAAGAGAGACAGTCCAATCGATCGACCCGGGTACTCGGTAACGCCTCGGTCGAAGAGCTCTGTAAACGTCGAGCCGAAGCCCAACGGCAAGTATTTAACGCCCTGATCCAAGGGACGGCGGCTGACATCTTTAAGATTTTGGCAAGCAAGGCGACGATTAAACTGCTCAAGATCGGAGGGATCCCCATTCTAAACGTCCACGACGAATACGTGGTGGATGTCTTAAAAGACCATGACGAAGAGGCCAAGACCATACTCAATCAGGTATTTTGCATGACGCCTGAAAACAGTTTACTTCCTGGACTTCCGATCACCGCAGAAGCCAAAGTAGGGCGAACCTGGAAAGAATGTAAATAAGGGCCAACTATGAAAATGAACGAAGATCAGATTGGGCTTTACCAAAAGCTTATGCATGTGAAAGCGGAGTTACCAACCGTCACAAAAGATGCAATAAACACGGAATACCACAATCAGTACGTGACGCTTAATGCTGTGTTGAGTCTGATAGAGCCGACCTTAAAAAAATATGGGTTGTATCTAGAACAGCCTCAGGAAATACGAGGCAGTATGCTGGTTCAAGTATCCCGGATTGTGGATATTAAAACCGGGGCGTACTGTGAGTCTATGCTTGCAATAGACCCAGACCTAACGGCTCATCAAGTGTGTGGAGCATCGACCTACTACAGGCGATATACGCTGCTTGGATTGCTGGCGTTAGCGGCTGAGGATGATGATGGTATTACGGCGACGAGAAGACCTGAAAATCCAGCACCAGAACGGAAACAATTTAGATACCAAAAATATAGGAGTTAACGATGCCGTTTAGAACAGGACTAGCGAAAAGAAGTGAACGACCTAAAGAGCCAGAAAAAGATACTGGTTCTGAGTTCAAAGAGGTTGGTTATATGCACCTCTACCCATCCACTAAAGAGGACTCTAAATATCTGTTCAGGTTTGAGGTTGGACTCGATAGTCCAGAAACCTATTTGGCGGGGTTTCTGTACGAACCCAAACACGACCATCAGACCAAGGCAGTGTTATGGGGTGGGATGTATGCCCAAAAAAAGATCAAAAACCAGTACAAAATCGACTTTGACCATCAAGTCGGTTTTTTATCGTTGTATGAAAATCAGAATGGTAGAAGTTCAAACGTACTCTATGGTTATTTCGACGTAGCCTCTGACTGGACAGATTTAAAGCTTCGAGTGTCACTGTATGAAGAAGAAATGGACGATGGTGCAGTTGGATATTCAGGCAAGGTTATTCAGAAAGTAGAAGCATCAAACCAAGAACCAGAAAAAAGACCTCAAACGCGCAAGAGTCACTTTAGAGAGCAGCTTAGACATCGACTCAATAGCCAACCGGAAAACCACAACGACACACCGTTTTAAGTCGTTTGCTCACGGAGTAGCTGAGATCATCAACTACTCCATTAAGAATATGGAGTAAAAACCATGACCTCTTACAAAAAAGACCCCTACGACGCTGATGACGAGGAAATCAAAATGTTCAGGCTAGACCTGGAAAGGCAAATACAGATTACGTTCATGGAAGAAGCTTCTTTCGTCGATGGGTATCAAATTGTTTATCGTATACCTGTTGAAAAGGGCTTTCACTCAATTGAAGACCAGTATCTACCCCTGTACTGCTACGAATATGATGAAGAGATCGCCAACGGCTACCTTGGCGATCTGTTGTCTATTTATGCTGAGTTTTGTAAGTCAAAAGGTCGATCGTTAGAACGACTAAAAGAGAATCGGCTAAATAACTTTCTGCTGCAAGCTGAAATCATCCAATTGATACAGTAATTGATTTTAGCTACAATAGTCATGTTGGCCTACTAGCACAACTCCTTACTTTACAAAATCATGCCAATAAACAAAGACACGACGGATCTCATAAAGGTCACGATGCCGAAAGCAACCAAAACCGCGTTGGAAATTGTCGCGAAACAAGAATGTGTGTCACTAAGCGCTTTGCTGCTTGACGCGGCCATTGAACTCTATTTGATGGGCAGACACCGTGTAAAATCTAAAAAGCCAGCAGAGTTTGATTTAGAGGGCCAATAAACGAATCCCTGAAAAATGACTGGTTTGTCCTAGTGCAGCGGTCGAGGATGAACCGTTTAGGTCAGGATAAACCGATACCTGGATCGTATCTGAGTTAGACATTTGCAAGATGATAGAACCTGTGGATGCAAAAGTAGCCCCTGATAATGATGTACTAGTCCAGTTTTGCTGGGTTCTACCGCCTTGATAAATGATTGAACTGTTGTTGTAGTTAAGGTACGTGTCATGAAACGTGTACGTTGTACCCCCTGTGCTATCAAAAACAACACTAGTCCCGTAGGAAAACAACCAAATACCAGGTTTCGTACAGGTGAATATACCCGTTGTTGATGCGTACTGACTATCGGTGTCGTAGGTTTCGGTGTTAAAGATGGCGGTATTTACAGACGCTTTTGTCAACGACTGGTTTGAAGTTGTTCGTCGCGCTAAGAACCTGGAGTGTTGGTTTTTGACAAACGCCGTGGTAGCAATGGACGTATCACTGTCGGAGTCTACGGGGGTGGTCGATACCGGATTACCTCCGAGCGCCGGTGAGTTGGCTAAAAGATTTGTACCATAGGTATTCACAAATGCGGTGGTTGCTAACGACGTATCGTTGTCACCGGCCGTGGGTGTGGGTGCTGTTGGATTGCCCGTAAATACCGGTGACTCTAATGGCGATAATGTGTTGATAATGTTGGCAACTGCACTACGAGTTGCAGTCTGTACCGTGTCAGCACTCCACACAGCATAGTTATACGCGGCGTTAATGGGCACATAAGACACCCCCGCAAACGACGGCCCTACCCCATTGAGGGCGTATTCATAGGCCCGTCTAGAGACTCGGTTTAACTCTTCTTCCCACAGCGCCGAATTGAACTTATTGGCGAACGTCACCTCTTGCACTCGCATCGAGGGTGTGTTTCGCCTCACTTCTGCGGCTAGAGCACTGCCAAAGGCCGTACCGACATACGTTAATACCGTCCGACTCGTCTTTGTCCAGTTTGAGTTGGGGTTGACAGCTCCGTTGACGATGACCGTAAAGTCTTTTACGGTCAGATCAGCCATTAGATTTGCATTTGTAACATCCACCGTAAATGGGGTTGTACCGATTGGAGTTGTAAACGGTACGTTATTTGTTGTTAAGTCGGTTGGCATCGTCTATTACCTTTTGTTCATCAGGTGTGGCGGGTAGGTTATGGATGATCATGTTTTGTCTCTGTAGCTCACGTATAGCGGCGCGTGGTTTTAATCCTCGCTCCGTACGCCACTTATAAAATCGTCTATAGTCTATTTCCAGAGCTGCCCATGCCGCTTTCATGGCTCCAATACGTAGCTCTTGTTCCGCTCGTCGCTTAGGATCTGCGATGGTCGGTAAGTTCTGGGATGCCTTTTGGATCGTTTTTTTGCCATCGAGCAGTGCGGCCCGGATGGTCTCCTCGCGGTATCCCATGTTGTAGGCGATATCCAGATATTGCGGGTTTAGTCCACCATAATCTCGTAACATCTTGATCCACCATGTTTTGGATACTTCGTCATCAACCCGATCCCGGTCGGATCGTTCGGCTCCAAAAATCGACAGCTTACCGGGTCTTTTAAGCTCACCTGTCTTTGTGTCGTATTCAGGGCGAAGCCCAAATATTCCGCCTGGGTTTGCACGGTTCAACGTACCTAATATCGGGACTAAGGTTTCCAACCAATACCGACCTAATGGGTGGATGTATGTGCCAAGAAAGGAGGAGTATTGTCGGCCGGTGTCATCCTCTTTCAAACTCCGACCGGTTCGGATGTCTTCCCCTTTGATCGTCGAGGCGATCGCTTGGTGTATTTGGTACGTGTCCTTGAGGATCCCGTCTAGATACCCGTCTGATGTGCTGGTATCCCACGGTATATTCTTTTTAATCTGGTCATCCGGTGTTCTGGGTTGGGTGGCTTCGGTCCAAATCCCAAACGACCGTAATACCTCATTCGCTCCAATCTCAAGACTATTCCATGCATCCGCCATCGGGTCAATGGGGGTCATGGGTAAGGCGAAGTAATCGCCATTTGGCATCTTCCAATACCAATTTTTGTCGTTGAGAACATGGTTTGGGATTCCACCTTCTGGGAAGTCCTCACCTTCTAGGTACATGGGTGCGTTTTGAGCCGCATACAGTTTGTTAAACGTGGCAAACGCATGCGGATTGCGCAATACGTGTCTCACTTGCATGGGCAAATTGCGGGATCGATAGGCCCAAAATGGAATGATGTACCGTCCAATGAATTTATCCACACGGCCCAAATCGTCATACCAATAAAAGTACTGACCAATATGTTCAACGGCTTCCTCTAAATTCATATGTCGCGTTTGACCTGTTGTGATCAGACGCGTCGCATCATGGATGGCGGCTCTGGCTTTTTCGACAAACAGTCCAGGACGGTTAAAGGCGTCGGTTGCTGTCAAACTCTTTAAGACTGAAAATTTAGAGGCGTTGTCAAGCACGTTGTTAAAAAACCGAAACGGTTGTCCTGCCACATCATTGATGGCGTATTTGGCCATCTCAGACACTTCCTGGATCGCTCGCCCCCAAGATTTGTACTCGTTCACGGTATTCCAAAGGTACCGCGCCCCACGCTTCACGTTGAGTGGATTCCAACTATGAAATGCGTTACCCACCGTCTGACCGTTAAACGCCGTATAGGCATTGACCAATCCCTGCTCAACGGCTTGGTGATACAGGGCTCGTTCGGTGACCAGCTCACCGCCAAACCCCCGATAGATTTTACGGGTGTCATCGAATACGTTATAGCCGACTTTGTGCGCCGTGATCGTCTTAACCAGCGTCGGTAAATAATCCAGGATGTTACCCCCCGCTGCACCCACCTGGACAAACTGAGACCACAACTGACGGGTGACAAATCCCGTTGTCGCAGTCACCATCGTCCGAAAGGTGGTCATCAAATCTCCGAGTACCTGACCAAATACCGACATCTTGGTTGGCGAGGTTGAGATGTCCAATAGGGCATTGTTTAAGTCACTGACAATCGGATGGACGTAGGTACTCTTAAAGGCCTCAAGATCGGATAACCCAAACTGCTTGTGCAGCTTAGCGGGTATTGAGTCGGAGAGTGGGACAAACGATCGATACAACCCGGGATTCGCAGCTCGTTCAGCCGCTGAAACACCCCAACCATTTTCAATCGCATTGCGAACCATCATCCACTCCATGCCAGATTTACCGGCCATGCTGGATAATTGCTCTTCAAACAATTTAGCGGTTCTATCCCAATCGGTTGAGATTAGTTCGTCTAATTTAAATGGCAACCGTGGATAAAGCGTTTTTAAGTGGTTATAGATTTCTTCAGATGTCATTGGCGTTTTTGACAAAATATTAGAGCGAACAAGCCGATCCACAGTCTCTTCACCTAAATGTTGAAACAGAGCACGCCCTAATACTTTTGAGTCATCCAAAACATCTCTAATATTTTCAATTAGTTTACCGGTTTCGTCTGATAGAACCTTGTAGATCTCTGGGTTTTTTGACCTAAATAAATAATCCAATAACACTTCATCCTCAGCTAAAAATTTGAAGCTGTTTTTTGCGGATGTAAATACGTCTCGTAGATTTTTTGTAATGCCATCTGAAAACTTGACACCATCGTCTAGCATTTCCCAGTCAAATCGTCGGAGTGCTTCGGCTGAAAAGATCTTCGGAAAATACCCGATATCTTGCAAGGTTTCGATATTAATCCCGGCTTTTGCTCCGATGGCGATCGCTTCCTGGTACACATCAGCCACCTTATGGGCATTGTCCAACAGCAACACGACATCGTCGTCATCAAACCCCAATCGACGCAATCGATCGAGAAAGTTATCCTGTCGTTTTTTTAGTAATGTTGTCCCATTCGATGCCAAATCGCCGTATTCATTGATGTATTTCTGCCATCCGATCTCTTCAGCTAACGAGGTGATCGTCCGAAACTCACTATCGCTTAGACCGTATTTCCGTTTCAAGGGTAATACCTGCTTCCAAGCTTTCTCGTTGATTTGAATAAACTCGATCTTGGCTAACGCTTCATGAACCCCGCCTTCCCATAATCGGCGTGCTCGATTAAAAAACTGTCTGACTTCCCCGGATGGCGTATATTTGTTGCCGAGTCCGAATATGTCGTAGGCTACCGCAAAATCTCGTGCCATTTGATGTTGGATGCCCCGTGTACCCAAACCTGGGTTTAATTTATTAACCTGCGATAGTCTGGCGGCGTTTTCATACCGCGTCAAAATGAGTTTTAAAGCTCGTTCACTTGCTGCCTCTAACCCTTGTTGTACAGCGTTACGTGCATTCTTTAAGCGTGACGCTAATAATTCCATACGGCGGGATACATCATCCAATTCAGCGTCATTAAATGTCCCTTTCCCTCGCTGTAATTGGGGATCCGGTAACGGGAGTTCACACCCTAAACTTTTTGGTGTTACAGGCATGGTTTGTCTATCTCCTGTGCATATCCTCTACGTTTTAGGTCATCTACGGGTTCAACCCGTCCTCTATCCACGGTTCGGTTCGTAATGGTTCTGTTTTCATCGGTCACGATGTCGATTAGCTTGTCATCGGCATCCGCCAACTGTTCGGCCAATTCAGACGCCTGCTGCTCTGCTTTGAGGTAGGCCGACTGTAAGCGTTCAGCGTTTTCCGCTTCTAACGACAGATGGGACTGTAACCGATTCGTTGCGGATGTGGCTGAACCAAAGAGATCATCGGCCCAACGGTCTACCGATAACCGAGCCGCTTTTTGTTCCAGCATATCGCCGGTTCCAACAGCCACCTTGGATAGGGTCTCAATCGGTAATGGCCCTTCGGTTTTTAAGACATTCACGACGACATCATCCGCCGTCTGTTTGATGATGGAGTCATAACCAAGACCCTGTATACCAGCGGCTACACTCCGTTGGAATGTCAACATCTTGTCTTCGGGGATCATGCGTGGGTTGAGTTCAGCCCAAGTCTCGCGAAACGCAGTCCAGTATTTATCCAACGCAGCATTGGATATTTTGGCTATGTATGATCTCGTCAACTTTGGATCTAAAAACTGTTTTACGCTATCAACAAACACCTTACGCACGTTTTCATCCGGTTTGACGTTGGCATTGAGTGCTCGTCTGGTATCCAAACCTACCTCATGCACCATTCCGCTACCGTTCTCAAAATACCGTGCAGTCGGTACGTGCGGTTTGTTGACCTGTGGGTGAGCTAAGGCAAACTGCGTGGCTACTTCGGGTTTTGTCGTAAAGTACACCCCTGCTCCTAACTCATTGGGTGACGATCCATCTATCGGGTTAATCCGAGACAGGTCATCAATGTCCAATTTTGTGCCATGATAAAACGTTCGACCAACCACAAATCTAGTATTTAGACCATCTCTAGCGGCTTTATTGCGCGGTGGTTTTGGGCTCTTCACCGCTGGATCGACGACGGGTTTCGGTTTGATGCTTAAGTCCAGGTCATCCATACCCCCCAATACCTGCTTCGACTGTAATTGAGAGACAATGGGCGATCGCTCAAGATTTGGAGCTGATTCTAGCTGCTCTGTGCTCCGCATCAACCGTTTCAATGCCTGTCTTAGTTTATCTTGCAAATCATGTGATTTTTTTGCCGCTTGCGTGTAACTCGCTTGTAGGTCAACCAGCTTAATGGTTTGAGCTAGAGCCGGTGGAGATTTACCAGCCATACCCTCTGGCATTACAGCCTTTGAGATGACTTTGGCTAACTCTTCTTTTGGTATCTTACGCAACACCTCAGCGGCTTGCTCTGCTGTCTTTCTGGCAACCTGTCGGCTGGCTGGACTCACATTGACTTTATTGGCCGCTCGTTGCGCTTTTTGAATCCATTCTTGGGCTTGGGTTGCCGTAATCTTTTTGGCACCCGCTGAACCGGCTTTGGCAGCAAAGTTAGGAGCCCGTGCTGCTGTTTGTTTGGCTGTTTGTTTTGCTATGCGTGCGCTCCCGGTCAGTCCAGCCACAATATTGTCGGTTATATTGCCCGTCACCAGATCCAAAATGATGCCAGCAGCCCATTGGTACGGATTGTTTGGGTCTGTTACAGGAGTCAGGTACCGACGTTCGGTATTAACATTACCAAAGCCTAAATCCTCACCATTTAATGCATCAGCGAGGCGCGATCGCTTATTGAGTGGGTTGTTTCCTTCATAACGGTGCGTCGCTACATCCGCCACGTCATAAATAAACGAGTTGAGGACTTGTTGTGGGACATTAAAGACGTAGTTCGCGAATCCCAGAGACCCACGACCAAATTCTCCAAATTCACCTTTCGTTAAGTCTAATTGTGGTTTTGGTGGTGGTATATTCGGATCCGTTGATTCCGGGGCTGATAAATACGATAGTGCTTCAGCAATTTCGCGTTTGTTCTCTTCGGTCATAATGCCCTCTCTTCGGTCTATCGATTTACCTGTAAAGGCATCCCGCCACATGTAGTCAATGGCATCCAAAGTACGAACGATAATACCCGGTAATTGAATCAAACCTTGAACCCCTTCCCACGTTGCCTGAAAAAAGCCTAGAGGTTCTTTTTCTTTCTGTAGTCTCTGTATTTCTTGACCAATTATGGATGCTAGACCGCCACGGGCCTGAATGGCGTTTTGCGTGGCGGTTGTAACGTGATCCTCACCCACCTTACCTGTGATTGGTGGAACGGATTGAGTTAATCCAGCAAACTGATTGGTGGTATAAGCTTTAAAAAACTCATCTGCACTTCTGTTTGTTTCTTTGATGTCGTAGTACGCCTCTGGATACCAATTAACAGACGGAGACGTTATATCATCCTTAAAAATGGATTCAATGATCTTTCCATCTGTCCATTCCTTTTGTTTAGCAAGCTCTTTTTTAATTGCTTCTTGCGATTTTTTAATAACATCTAATGGGTTTTGATCCCAGTCTGGATTGGGTGCTTCAAACGTGTTGTAGTCAATATTGACTGGAACCGGAAAACTCGGATTAAATAAATCACCCTCTGCTTTTTCTAGGTATGAGTCTGGAGATACCAGGTCTTTTGCTGGCATTGGAGGTAACGGGTCACCATCTTCATCGGTACCTGTTATCAACGGATTATTCAGACTGCCCTCGTTAACCGTATTGGCTTTTAACGTCGGTAACAGTTGCGAGGGTTTCGGTTCGGTCGTCGGTGTCGGCGCGGCATCAACACCAGTCTGATCAGTACGTATTGGTTGCACATCCCGTTTTTGCGCTTCTTCGTTTGGGTCTTTTGGTTCTAGTACACTCATCTCAACGGGGCCTCATGGGTAATAATTTCGCCGTATTTCCGGATCATGTTTTGACATAGTAGGCAACCCCCAACTGGAGAACTGTGAACCCGCCGCATAGAGAGTTGTCCTCGATCATAACTGGTCTGATATCGCCGTCCAACATGCTCACCCAGCCGTTTTACATACCCACTAAAACTAATACTTGAGTCACTGGTGTTACTACGAGATTGTGGTGATTGATTTAACAATCCCTCACCACCAAAAATTACGGCCAATACGTCTTCTACCGTGTTTAGTCTGCCTTTATAAGGGGCTAAATACTCACGAACTAAGTCCATCTGCCGGGTTCGACTCCACCCGGCAATTTCGAGCAAGTTGATGGTTCGCCCATTCATGGTCTTTGTAATCCCACCGACTTCATCCGGGTAAAACTGGATGAGTCCAGTTGCTCCCTCTGCATTACGAATTGAGGGGGAAAATGTACCACCTGTCTCAAACGCCATCACATCCACTAACCACTGAGCCGGGATGCCAACAGAATCAGCAACAGAGGCAATTTTGCGGGCAAATTGACGGTCTCTGGCAATCACACCGTAGCCATAGTTGGCTTGCGGATTATTTCGACCTTGATAATCTTGTTTGTGGATTGACGCATATCCGTTTGACATGGGATTTGAGTTGTTAAATATGATCCTTTGTCTCACAATCAGGCGCGGATTTACCTTTAGCATTCCACCGCTGGCTTGTGGATTGCTTGGATACCCTGATGTGCTTCCACTACCCATCCGTCCAGGGGCCGTCTGTGTTGGCGGTGATCCTAACCCTCTTGGTGAGTGCTTGGCGTGTCGAATACTTGACAGATAGCGTATTGGGTCGATTGTCCCAGATTGCGGATTTGTAAAACTGCCGTCATCCACCCATACCTGAAAATGGAGGTGACGCCCTGTCGAATCTCCTGCACGGGGGTCTGCTGGATCACCACCAACCAAACCGACTGCATAACCCGGTGGTATGGTCTGTCCACTTCTTACATTGAACTTCCTGAGATGTGAATACTGCTCCACCCGTCCATCGTGTGTTCTAACCATGACCGTACCGCCATAACCACCCCAATTATCTGCCAAGATGACGGTGCCTCCTTGGATGGTCAAAGCACTGACATTATCGCCTGTAGCTGAATAATCGATGCCAGCGTGAAACCGCTTGTCTCCCTTAGTTGGATGCGTTCTCCACCCATAACCACCCGTAACGGTGACTGGCGTACCACCGTGGAATGGAATACTGATGCCGTTAATTTTTGCAAAAGGGGCTATTGGGGGTGTTTCGGGGTAGCCTTCTGCTACCCCTTGGTTAAAATTTGGCAGTACCGATCCCCCTTTCTTTTTTGGATCATACTCTTCAGCCGCTTTTCTTTGCCCTGATGTTTGGGCCTCCATCTGTTTTATGAACGAATTGTCTTTTGGGTTATCAATGTTCAGTCCAATGGCTAACCAGCGATCGCGTAATTCCCGCATCGCTGGCAGTACTGTTTCACTCAGTCGGATGATGGCATCTCTGACTTCTGGAGACGTTTCGGGTCTCAAAATTGGCAACCCGGTTTCTGGGTCTTTCTGTGTTTCGACCTGTTTTAGTATCCCCGTTATTGGGTCAATCGTTTGGGGGTCTCCCAAGCGACCGGGGGTTACCTGGTCGATTACTTTAGCGACCTGCACCGAATACTGAGCGTATTGCTGTTGTAGCGCGAGCCACTCTTTGCGATCTTTGTTAAAGTCTTCTGCTGCCTGTACGGCCATCCGCTGCAAGGTGGTCAGAGGCGTTTTCCCTTCTTTGGCCGCTAACAACAGCATCCGAGCTTCCGGGCTGTTTTGGAGGATGTCATACGTCAACGCTCCAACATGATAGGCTTCTGCCTTGTTTGCATCATCAAAGCTAATGACCTCAGATCTGTCTTGGGCCATTTTTCGCAAAGCTTCTTGATTCTTTTCATAAGCCACCGCTTTGTCGGTGGTACTAAAGATGTCTGGTACGTTCCCGGCCAACTCAGGCACACCATGCTTTGTAGCTACATACCGTAAGGTTGATCGATATTCGTATTCGCCAATTTCACCTTTGTTATATTTATCGACTGTCGGTTGAATTTCGTCGTAAAACGCTTTAACAGCATTTGCTGATTCGACTAACGATTGGCGATTTTTCTCACCGCCTTGATATTGCTCTACGGCTTGAGTCAGTAACTTTGCTGCAATATAGGCTTTATCTTTGGCGTCTAATTGAAGCTTTTCTGTGCCTGTATTAAATGCTTCCCAAAATCCATTCCACGCTTCTTTCTGCTCTTCGACTGTTTTTGCCGTACTCAACCGTACACTAAACGATGCCGTAGAGGCATTCAGCTTGGCTAACTCGTAATCTCTCCAGGCTTCTTTGGTCTCTTTTAGCTGCTGAAACTGGCGTTCGGCTTGCTTTGACGCCACTTCATCCAACCCACTAAACGCAATCTTCCAGAGTTCGTCTCTCAGTTCAGGTGACAGGTCTTTGAACTGTTTGTTCAGAATAAGCTCTAAATCGCCCCGTGTTTTTTCAACACCGTCTTCAGATGCCCCTGACACAACCTGAGATCGCAATTCAAGCAGTTTGTCTCGGATGAGTGTTTGAGCCAGCACCTTACCTTCTTCTTGTTGCGTCTTAACCTGGGTTTCGTATTTCTTATCCGCTGTTTCTTGCTTCTCTTTTAGGGCCTTCTGGTATAACGCCAGACCACCCGTCAAGTTACCGACAATACCGGCAAGTGTCTCCGCTCCTTTCGATTGGGTTCTGCTTTGTGCCTCTTTTACCTTGGCATCCGCGATCGCATTGATCGAGTTTAATTGAGCTTGATACGCTTGCTCTTGGTACTGTCGAGCTTCTGCAAATTTCTGACCGGTTACATCCGGAATGGGTTGATGGGTCGGAGATTGCAGCGACATCGGATTTGGAATATTTGAATCAATCCCGATGACCCTAACAAGTTGTGATTCTGCCATATAATCACCAAAATTAACCGTAATAAGGATAATTATCCGTGCGAACATCCACGCCTTGCTGGATTGCCTTAGATGGCTGTTGGTACTGCTGCCAAGACGGAGTTGATAGCTGTCTTTGAGTAGGGTTCGCAAATAGTGGAGCTGCTTGCGAAAGTAATCCTGATGCACTATGTAAAAACGAAAGAAACCCATAATTAGGAATCGCACGTCGTTGTGCTGAAATAGCCGCTTGTTGCGACCGCTCACTAATCATGTTGGATAAATAACCCATGTTTGCACTCGCAGCGGCTGACTTATAAGCCGACTCTGTGGCTATCTTGTTTCGTTGGCTCTCTAAGTCCAAGATTTTAGTGTTGTAAACGTTTCCAATTTCGTTTAATTGCTGTTGTCGGTCAGCGGTCGATCGGTAGTACTCAGCCGTCTGTTGTCCGAGCTGTCGCTGATACTCTGCCATCGTGTCAGCGTATTCTGTGTTGGCGTCTACCGAACGGTTCCTTGTAGCCACATCTTCTTGAGTATTTTGAAACAAGTCCAGCAAAGACGAGAGTAAAGCCTCTTCGTTGGCCTGCTGTGTGCCCGATGTGAGCGCGTTACCCTGGGTTGCCGCCATGAAGAACGATAAAGCATCCGCCCTGGTTTTTTTATCCTTGAGTAGTTCCTGAGCATATTGAGCCATTTGGTTGCGTGATTGGACAATCAGATTCGCCGCCTCTTGATTCGCATTCACCAAAATGTTATTTGCCGACTCATTGGCTTGTGCTTCAATTTGTTTGGCTTGCGTTTGCATCGAGGAGATTTGTAGATCTTGCTGTAACCGCTCCAGTTCCATACGCTGGCGTTCTTGCTGCGTCTGTGCATCAATGATCTGCATTTCGCGGTCTCGCATTTGCTGCGAGTACGCTTTTGTACTTTCAAAGTGCGCTTGTGCTAGACGCAATCGGTCTTCTGACGCCAGAGCCTGAGCATCTAAGGCGTCTTGCTGTGCGCGTGCTGCTTTATTTTGTTGGGATATTTGGGCTACGGTTCCAATGGATGACAACCCTAAACCCACAACCGCTATTGCTTCTCCCATACCCTAATCTCCATAACTAAGCGAACTCTTTGATTTGCTGCTGGTGGTGATTTGATAGCCGACTAGATCAAATGCCGTGTCGCTAAAGGCCCAAATCATCGATTGAAAGGCGTAGCTCGTACCTATGATCGGCTCCACCATCCGGGCAAACCGTTTGTATTGTCGAGATGACGGCGTGATGTCAAACGAGGCAACATCCCAATAAATTTCTGAAAATCCATAGACATCAGCCGTTGAAAACCCTTCATCTAATTCCTCATAAATAAAGACCAGGTTGAAGTTCAGCAGCACCTTATATCGACCAATAATTTCCTCGTAATTTTGTAAACTCGCCGCGTTGACATCGTTATCTTTATAAACATCCTGACCAATGGTGTTATCAAAATATCCGATGTAGTGGGTCAAGTTTTTTAGCTTGTGCAGGGACTCACGCAAAAATAACGGAGACTTGTGATAGCTGGGATAGAGGCTTCCATAGGTCAAAATTGCACCGTTGACACCTGATGAAAATGTCAGCTTATAACAGCCGCTAGTTACGTCCTCTGAAACCGTGTAATCCACGCCCTGAGCCAGTTTAACCTTGTCTCGATACACCACTACCGGGTATGTGTTGTCTTGAGCACGTTGCTCAATTGTTAACGTGTTACCATCACCGGGTAGTGTGAGCAAATACACGGTGGACTTGTGGGTTTTGACCCAATCATCCCCAAATACGAGCTTGCTACCGTTTAGATACACCTCACAATCTTGGATACTGGTCACGTCCAAAATCCTGAAACCACGGCCATTCCCAGTCTCTTCAATGGAGGTTGGGTACTCCATCTTCCATGCTTTTGTCACATACGTTAATTTACGCACCGGGACGTTTGTGACAATATCAAAAGCACTAGACCCGCTGACTGTATAATTTGTCACCTGATCAAAATAGTATGAGCTACGTAGTTGCAGGTATTCAATGTTGTTTGGGGCAGTTGAAAAGCTGATGTATTTGGTGGACGCAATGATCGGCGTCACCTGGTTCGACGACGATACCAGCAGGGCTCCATGAAAGCTGTGCCAAACCCCGCCAGTTGTGTTGTATTCTGTCCATGCTTCTCGAATCGTCGAATATACGTAGAGATGATCGGAGACATACGGTTGGTTGATCCCGCTGACAGACACATACACTTCTTCATTTAATGAATCGTACATCATCCAAGCAGTACCCTCGTTGTACGGGGTATTGACACTTGACAACAGGTTACGGATCTTTATAGACCGCTCACCCGCTGTGTAATCCCCGGCCTCAACGGTTGGTGTGATGTCATAGACACCCGATGAGGATAAAAAGAGTACGGTCTTATCCACTTTGATCACGGATAAGGCATTAACGGCTCCCAATGCAGCGATGTAGTTCAAGTATGTGTTGGTGGGTGTGATCGTACCCGTTTGACCGCCGTGAATCCGATAGAGGGCTTTACGTGTAAAGACAAACAAATTGTTTTGATACTCAATCAACCCCGTAATCAAGTCATCAATTGTATTGGCGATCAACACGTCCACAGCGTCTGTTGATAGCCCGCGCTCTAGGGACGTTTGATAATTGTTGTAAAACGTTCCTGCACGGGTACTGTCGAGTACGTTACTCATCAGCACCATCATGGGGTTATTTGGAAAACCACCAAAAACGATACGGCCTTGGTAAATCGTCACTGTCCGTGGAAAGCTACCTCTTGAATAGTCCGCCACGACCCCTAGACCGTACGCCGCAAAGATAGACCCATCCTTAAAGTCAGTTCGCTCTGATAACGCGGCGGTTCCAACAACATTGACATCCACTTCGGCATTGATGATCTCAACAAACGATTCGGGTGACATGCCGACTGGGTTTGTGGCGGTAAAACTCACGTAGGCTCCCACCGTCGTATTATTGGTGATCGTCGTAGACCACGCGGAATCTCTGAGATAATACGTAGGGCTTGATGAGGGTGTACCACTTGCCGCTGTTGGGTTTGTGTTTTGGGTGTAGAGTCGGTTGTTGACATACACCAACAGCTTGTTCGCGGACTGACCTTGACCCCCGCGAAACGTCAGTTTAGCCGACCGCAAAAAGTGTACGGCGTCTGGTGCTGACGGGGTTGAACCTGAGTATGGTTCAATATCACCGAAGGTCACATAGGCTAACCCTGGAGTGATGGGATCGGCGATCGCCTTATCGTAACGACCTCCTTGCGAATGATTCCACTCGGTACTTAACGCGGGCTTAAAGTTAGATTTGAACGTAAATGGATCATTGTAGTTCGTCGATTTGAGTACCTCAATCCCGTAAAACCCGTAAAAGGCTTCCTGAACCCCTTGAGTAATCCGAGTGCTAATTTTCACATTTTGATCTTCAACCGACACATGAAACCGTGTGGTGTGCTGGTGGATTTGATCGCCTTCCATTTTGATCGACTCTGACCACCACTGCCATGTGATAAAGACGATATCAATCAGATCAGACGTCGCAATACTGCCATGTGTGATGGTTGTCGTTCCCCCTGAATACGAAACACTAAACCCACTCGCCACTCTGACTCCGTTTCGGTAGTAGATGATGTTGGTCGTGGCGATTTGGGCAAATCGGTCATCGGTGAATGCATAGGATCCATTGGTGGTGGCTGATCCCGAATGTTCCACCAATGAGACCTGGATTGGAACGTTCACGCCAGTCGTCATGATGATCCTGGGTTCAACCTCACTGGTCATGACAAAATCACATCGCACCCCGGCGGCTTTTGATGACCACACATTTGATTTTGTAATGACCGGTATTAAGGAATTATTTTCGTAAGCGTAGACCACCAGACTGGTTTGTTCTTTCGCAAGCAAACCAATCTGACCGTTTTTATAAGCCACCGGTATTAACGTGGTTCCAGAGGCATCCGTTAACCCGGATCGGTTGTAAAGACTCAGACTACCAGATCGCTTTACGATGTCTCCCTGTTGCGACACATAAACATTACTCATATCTGGTGAGTCTTCGAGCGGAATGTTCAGCCTTGAACTGATGGTGTTTAATCCACCGTACAGCGCCGTTTGTAGAACTTCATCATCTCGTGATCCCGTCCGTGTCGAACCTAGGGGCCCCGGTGTCCCTTGTTGATTTGAATTGTCGAGTGCCATTATGCTCTTCTCCACCCTTTGTACATGTTCCCACCGAGCGACGTTGCAGCCGTGTTCCGACCCCGTAATTGAAGCGCTCTAGCTTCGTATTGCTTGTTAAACTCCGTGAGTTTTGCCACATCTGCACTCCGATCCGTACCAAACAAATAAGCAGCACGAATGATAACAAGTTCTAAGTATGGATCGGGGATGACGGTAAATACGCCGGAGTCCGTGGATGGCGAGTCCACCCATTGGGTGATATAAAACCAAATTTTGGCCTGCTCTGTTGTGTTTGTTGGGTACGGTGAGATACGCACTTGCTTGTCTGTAATTGGACTAAAGTAATACGCCCGATTAGAGGCGTCACTATACGGGCTATCGGGTAGTTTAATAAACTCCGATTCAGGGATAAACAACAGATCAAATCGACCCCCGCCTGCGTCATAAGCGACTCCACGGATGCGTTGGGTAATCTCAGGTAACGTGGCAATGTTACCCACCCAAGTGGTCGCGATCGTCTCAATGCGTGCCCAATACCAATCACTGAGGTTACAAACATCTACCAAGGCGGTGCGAATTGCACTTTTGACCATCGCACCAATCGTATTGTTCAAACTGGGTAATGGCCGTTCCCCGCATTTAAGCAGGATATCATTCGCCACATCGATTAACGTGAATGCCATAAAAAACCCCTAGCGTAATCTCTAGGGGTATGTATAGCGATCCTTTGCTGGGAATCGAGGTGGTTGAGTGAAAAATTTAGACTAATCCATCTTCATCCGTGCTAATTACCACAGCAGCATCCTCTCTATAAAGTTTAGCGCCATAGATTTGGGTATGCACTACATGGTATTCCTGGTAATCTGTTGACCAAGCAACGTCCATCATTGGCATCTTTTGAGGCCAAAAGGCAAGCCATTCAGGATGACATAAGATGGCTGAGTAGTAATTTGCAGTGAGGGGAGTGATCGTAAAATCACTCTGGGTAGGGTAATAGGGAGACCCCGCCATCCCTGGTGTGGGTGCAGGGGTACCATCGTCACCATTGGTATACCCGGTCAGAGAGTTAATGGTCAAATTCGAGGTTAGGACTACGGGCACCCCCAAAATCTCACCAATCGTCCCTCTAGAAATATCCGATATTTGCCCATAATCCTTGTGGATAAACTTCGGTTCATTCAGCAATCCCGCTTTATGACCCACACCCACGATTAACACCCGTCCCTCTTGGGGGACTTTGCGTTTATCGAGTATGGTATTCGCCGCCAAGATCGTCGGATAGTCGATCGGTGAGGACGATACGATGTGGGACGACGATGAATACCCAATCACCGCCGCTCGTTGGGCTAGTAAAAAGTTATCAATGTCCTCGGCTAATGCTCGACCGGCTTCGTTTGTATACTCATTGCGCAAATTGGTATGGGATTGGATCCGAACAATGTCTTGGATTGGGAACGAGGACTCCATGTATCGATCCACTTCCATCATCCATTCGGTTTCCGTTCGGCTTTGGTAGTGTACCGGGTTACCGGGGACAAACGCTCGGACACCCAGACGTCCTAACCGGGGCATCCGGATGCGATCGCCCGCACCATAATTACCGCCGATCTTCTTAACGTAGTTGGCCATGACCAAGTTTGACCGGCGATATCGGATTAACTCAGTTCCCCATATTTCCGGTCGAAAGGCGGCTGTTTCGGCCAACCCAAACGGAGTTCCAGACGGGGCTTTAACGGTATACGGCATGTTCGCTCACTCCTAATCTCTAAAATGCTCTGATGTAACTTGGGTCGTATTCGACAGCCTCTGGTGGGATATCCGACCAGTTAATACGACGATATTCATCGTCTGACATTTCAACTAAATCACTCATTTTGTAGAGTTGTTTTGGTTGATTAATACGACCTTGAGGGGTTGTAGCTCGTGAGCTACGGTTAATGGATGGTGTGGCTTTCATCGACCGTTTTTTCAAATCTCCTTCGATTTTTGCCCAAATAATTTTTGCCCCATCCACATCATCTAGTGCTTGTTGTTTGTTCGGCGGTAACGTATTAAAGTACGCACGGATTGCTCGCATTCGTTGATTAAACTCTGCTTGATCGACCTGCCAATCGGTTTTTAGTATTTCCTCTTGACGTGCAACACTCATCTGAGCGAGAGCTTTTGTCCCACCGCTTGCTTCAACTTGTGCCCTAAATGCAACCAGTTCTTGCACTAAGTTCAACGCATCATTGACTGGCATACCAAACAACTTTTCAAATGATGCGTTAAAATTTTTATCAGCTTCAGTGTATGTGGTATCCTGGGTATCGTGGCTTTCTTGTGAGGGAGATTCGTTTGAGTCTCCCGTTTTTTTGTTTAATTCATCAATATATAGGTCTAATTCACTTTTATCTTCTTGTGCTTCAGCGTCGATATCTGTACTGTCAGAATCAACTGTCTCTACCTGTTCTTCTTCAGGGTTCTCAACAGTGTCATCCTCAAAATATCCGTATCGTTCAACGGAGTAATCCTCTTCTTCAGGTACGCTGATTTTTGGTGGTATAGTCCCTTGCTTGATGTTCATACGTGTGGTGACAATTTATGTTTTACTGTTGTCACGCTTAGCACCTAGATACCTAAGCCTGATCGCAATTGTTCCAGTATGTCACCGACCGGCTGCGCCATCATGGATGCTTTCAGTGCTCCAACCGCCGGTTGTCCTCCACTAAACTGTGCTGCTTCTTCAATTGCCGATAAGTCCTGAGATGATATTGGAGCAACACCACCACCACCCAAACCAACAGGTATAGAGCCACCAAGTGATTCCTCAGGCTGCGCTTCAGGAGCAGCACCTTGAAGAGCTGCTGTCTGGTCAGGTAGCGCCGCTCCATACGCTTGAGGTGCTTCAGCGTTAATAAACCGTTCATAGTCCTCTTCCAAAAATCTAGAGGCTAAGTCTATTAAAACTTCAGTCCAGTTCAACTGCTCCGCCATTTGTGGCACTGAGCTTACTGCTTGCAAAAAGTCCAATCGATTTTTGAGTTCAAACTCTCTATTTGCAATGTGATCCGCTCCCAGCGGTATCACGTCCATATCGATGGATAACTGCCCCGGGCCTACTTCGAGGTATTCCCAACTCCCAGGCTGTTCCCCTCGAATACGAACCACCTCAGGCACAGTAACAAACTGTTGCATATACGCATAGGTTCGTTTGAGTAACGGCATGAGTGCATTGTATTCGATGTGGCGATGTATACCATTCAATCGATTTCCACCGGCTTCTCGTTGTGCGTTGATCTCTTGGGCGGTCACCCGTTCACCGCTTCTGCCAACACCGGCGGCAATAAAGGGTGTGGTGCCTGTTGCTTTTTCGATCTTGCTGGACAGTAACTGCTCTTCGGTGATGGAGTACTGGAAGTCTGTATCTCTTGGGATTGGTTTAAGGGCACCCATTTGCGCGACTGGGATGGTTCTTCCGGGTTCGGTGTAAATCTGGTCTAAGTCAACCGTCCCGTCATTGAGCACCTCCCACATGGGGTTGGTGGCAAGCTCACCGCCGTCCAACCGCTGATTCATAATGATATTGAGTTCATGGATGTTACCCAGCACGGGGTCGAGTGCGGACAAGCCATAAGGTGAATTTAATACGGGAATGTAGGTTGTAAAAATGAATGGCTTGCCTTCCCAAAATGGGTTCGTTTCAAATGCCAACAAGCAATCCCCGGCGATCGCAACCACCACATCGCTGTATTCAATGTCTTTGAGCCGTAAATCACCCCAAAACTCAATAATCTCGATCGTGTCTGTCGGTGACCAATAACCCACACTGTTTGAGATTCCTAAAAAGTCATTGAGTTCATGTCGTTTTGTGTTTGGCAGGGTATCTTTTGGCTTCATCTCCTGGATTTTTTTAACGGTGGTCAGGTCGTACACTCCTTCTTCCACCAGGCGGATCACTTCCCCTTTGGTTTTGATGATCCGCCGGATAAAGTTAGAGTCATTTGGGTTTCGAGCACCGGGGTCTAACCAAACATCAAACATATCCAGTACTTCCAGCTCAGGTGCATTCTTTACCACTCGTTCTGTCGGCTGAGCCGTAACAAGGTCTCCCTCGTGTGGATCGCGAATGAGCACATTTCTGAAGCTATGTTTCGTTTCATAGCGCCAAGGTAGAGCAATACAAGATGTGCCTGTAATAATGGCTTGTCGGACATTGGCGTCCCAATGATCCACAAACATCGCATCCGTCAGCTTCTTATGGGTATACTTTTTCATCATCCTGAGGTACTTCTTCCATTCAGGATCCCCAACGTGCATCTTCGGCAGCAAGTCAAACCAGTTGTGGTTTGGAAAAAAAGCACCCTGTAGCCAAGAGTTAACGGTCTCAACAATCTCAAACGCTTTACTGGTGGTCAGTTGATGTCTCCAGTCGGCCTGCACATTTCCGACCACTTGCGAGATGCGCTGCCGAACCCATCGGTTACTTTGAGGCGTTCCGAGATAAGCCGCCCATGACTCCAACCAGGTGTCTTCTCGCACACGACGAGCTGCGTCATATTCTTCTTTAATGCTTCTCACCGACTGGATAATCGCCATCGCTCGTTTCTTCTTACCGCTGACGTCTCCAGATAGATTTGTGGCAATCAGATGGGAATCGTCGATCTCGTAGTCGTATTCTTTCATCGCAATCCCCCATATTTTTTATTACGAAAATACAGTACTTTGTTATCTATTTTTGTTTTAATCGGTGGTCTACCGAGTTCTACCATCATGCACAGAACATCTAGCGCATCATCATGTGAGGTGGATCGCGGGAAAAAATTGATTTGATCTTTAAGCTCCGTGTCCGAACCCAGATAGTTCTGCATGAACACCATGGAATTTGAAAACACGGGCTGTAAGATAGCTTCGATCCGTTCCTTTTTGTTTGTGGCGATGTTGTCCCGTCTCTCTCGACCGTAGATCATCTGAGACGGGCGGTAATCCCGGATGGCCATCGGGCGGTATTGAGCGAAAAAGGTGCGGATTGTGAACACCAATGAAGCCTGAAACCCAACCGTTTCAATGTGGATTGCGTTCAATTTCCACTTATCGGCAAGGTTATACATCTCTTTAATCCACTCATCGGTTTTCCAGCGACCCATTTTGAGGTCTAGGACGTAGAGATTTTTGTCTTCATCACATCCACCTACACCAATACAGGTATAGTCAGCCCGTCTGTTGATCGAAGCAGCCGGATCAATCACCAGCACAGGACGGATCAGGATTTCTTTATCCCCTCTTGTAATCTCAACAATACCTTCAGATTTAATTCTGATACTGGATGGATGTAAGTATTGGATTCGATCGCTCGATAAGACCTGCTCTTCAGGAGCCAGGATCGTATTGAGGTATTGCGACCCAAACCGACGAGCAGACATGGACTGACGCAACTGTTCCTCATAGTTCCGGCTCATCCGGTTCGTCCAGAGATACCCATCGCGATCATCTTTTCCGTTCTTGTAAATATTTTTGATGTAGGCTTCAAACCCTAAATCTTCTTGTCGTTCTAGTATATTTCCGTAGTAATCATCTTTGTCATAACGGGTACCCAATACATCGATTTCACCGCCTGTCTGGCTGATTTTTCGAGCGTGTGTATCGGGTACTCCAACATTCTTCAGGATTTCTTCCAACCACTCATCACGCCAAACCGGGTCAAGAACGGATTCAATGTCCTGGATCCACGATAAGAGACGTTCTCGTTTTTCTGGTGTGTCCGAATTATCAAAGGTAACAATGTCATCAAAAACCACTTCGTCATAATGAAACCCGGTTGCAATCGATCCTACAGACCCAGCCACCAGGGTTGGCTCTTTCATGATGTCTGGACGCAACACCTGGATGGCATCGTTGCGCCACACAATCTTTTTATCTTCTGCCTCTGTATCTTCACTACGACGTTGCCGACCAGCACGATCCATCACCGGAATAAGACGCCCTTCAATGTGCGGGCGGTCGTTCCAGACATGTTCTTGGAGCCATGGGTCTTCCAAATATGCCCTCACTTCCCGGATAAAGGATGTCGATAATTCCTTTCCAGAACATCCAACAAAGCGCCTGACGTTCGGATTCTGGTAAATCCTCCAAAGAGACTTCCCTACTGAGAGTAAAGTGCTCTTCAGATGACCCCGTGGCAGTAAGTGCAATCGTCGTTTTTTCCCGCCTATCCTCGTATTCCATCTAGCTACCTCAAAGTGACACCGACCAAAATTAGCTACACCACCGTGAAAGCTAATCATGTCAAGGAATGCCCAATAGTCGTATAGAGCCGTGATTTTTTGTTCACGGCTGGGTATGCGTGGTTGGGCATTCCGTCTAGCCATTAAACACCTTCGGTTAACGACTGCTCCGTTTCATAGGCGATGTAGTGAGGTTCCGCCTCAAACCGCCAAGTGATCGTCTTAGACGCTTGACCTGTTACTCGAATACGAATGAATGGGTCATCCACCGATGTTATCCCCTGGACATCAAGCGCTAGTACGTTCGCAGACGCCCCCGATCGGATCATCGTAGCAGCCGTAGCGGCTGTCCCGATGACTAGTGGATTATTTTCAGTACCTGCACCGTCTAAATCTACACCATTTGCCAGTTGGAACGTACCGTTGGCTAACCGCTCAAATGCAATCGCCGCACGATTCCAATTTGTCATCACGTTACCGTCCGTTAGGTTGTAGGCCATACCCGTTATATAAACAACCCCGGCCCCTTGTGCTTTGGGAAGGTAAAGACGCCGATTGGTCTTTCCCTCGATGAAGATTTCGGTTTGTGTAGCATCTGTAGTACGACCCTTATACACATAGGGTTTACCGTATTTGCCCTGGACAAACCTCGCTTGGATTTCCTGGATCCAAGTCTTTGGGTATTTGATTGATGGCACTGGTTAATCCCTCCAAATGGATAGTCTCTGGTCTAATTAATCAAGCACATCGGACATTATGTGTTCGTACAATGACATGACATTAGACCCGGCCATGTCGCTCGGTAGCATGGTAACACCCACTACATGCCCGTCTTTACCAATCTCTTTTTTTACGATGGCTACTAGTTTTTCCAAAATCATAAGGATCGCTTCTAGGTCTTTGATGTTTTTTGTAACTAACATCGCAGAAACCGTTAGCATAAACGCCATCAATTCACGCTTTAACTCTTTGCTGATGACCATAAAAAAGTCTCCTGTAATACACAGGAGACGTTAGCACTTATCGTGTTATTGAGATGCAGTTTTAGGCTCAACTCGGCTACCGGGGTTTGGCTTCACCCGATAACAACGATCGCTTCTCAGATTGAGTATAGCTTGGTGTGGCTTGTTGTCGTTTTTTATCTTGCAACTTTCCACGGTTTAAGACTGAACTCGATATGAGTCCAGTTTGTAACCCGATTGACCTAGCGTACTCATCCGCCAAAAGCTGTTGTCTCGTTCGGTCGTATAACGCTAACGATGCTTGCTGATCACTCGCTGCATTGATTCCTTCAAGCAGTTTCTGGTATTCCAACGCTCTTTGGCCTGTTTCCGCAGATTGCTGTTGTAACAGCGAATACTGTGCATTGTAGGCTTGGGTTTGTTGATCAACTTGTTGACGCAACAAAGAGAGTTCATTCGTTCTTGCCGCAGCAGCTTGACGCTCTAGCTCTAGACGCTCACGCTCTAATGCTAACTGCTCTTGTCTTGTCTTTTGATCGACAGTATTTTTGCTTTTTTTGCTTCCACCCATTTACTTAAGCCTCAGTATTTTTTCTCTTTTCTTGCAATAACTTCAGTTCTTTTTCCAACCGCTTGATTTCCTTATCTGTGCGATCGCGCTCAGCCTGAATTTTCCGTGCTTCCTGTGCCCTAGCCGCTAGCGCTCGTTGCGTTTCCGATTTGGTGTATTCCCGGTTGAAATAGGACAATTTCTCGGACGCTGTTGGTGTATCTAAATAATCTTCAATATCGTCTAACGTTAAATTGTAGCTGACGATCAGGCTGGTTACCTCTGCAATTCTTGCCTGCTTGACCGCTTTTTTATTCTTTTCAAATTCTTGAGCACCCGTTAAATTCGCAAGATCAATCATCACTTTTCTCCTAAACCGACACAATCACGTTTATTTTTAAGTTCTCGTATGTTGTAATGATCTTCCACAACCCTGGCTTCAATAAGATTAAGTTTATCGTTGTTGCTTTGTGACTGTCGTTCCAAACGGTCTAACCGAATATGGATACTGAGTGCCAGACCAAATATCGCAATGGTAAACGATATGCCTGTGGCAAAAAGTGGTACAGATTTTGACGCAATATCTAACCAATTCACTTCATTTTTCCACCTATATACTGACGTTAAAAATAGCACTTATAGCAACTCCAGAATTGCGTACTGTCTTCTGAAGTCTGTATTTGCATTAGCGGTACCAAATTGGATGGTCACCGTAAAGGTCTGTGCAGCGGTACTATCGATGGCCGCTGAACCCGAAATCGCAGTGTCCCCTGTTGACGATGCTCCAAAGTCACCAATACCCGTCGTAGTTGTGCCATTACCACTTAGCGTTAAGTGTCCACCAAGTGTTTGTACGTTCGTTGCATTTTGAGCACTTAAGTAGATCGTTGCGCAAAAACCACGTCGGTTCCCACTTGTTGACAATGAGATAGCATCAGCATATAGGGTTGTTGCTCCAAACTTAATTCTGGGTGTAAAGGTGACGGTTGCCCCGGAGTTGTTCAAGATATCACCAAGCAACGTTAACCTCATCATGCGGGTTGTTCCAAGCGTGTTACCCGGTACCGAAAAGCTAAATACAGAGGTTTCTGTGGTTGTGTTTACCACCGTTTGCAACGTGTTCGCTCTGGTCAATACAGATGGTGCATCTGTCCAGCGAACCCCAGACGATTGAGCCGAATCAGCCACCAGCAGTTGGTTGTTGGATCCAACAGCGACCCGGATCGGGTCGGTTCCATCGCTGATCACCAAATCCCCTTTGGTCGTCAGCGGCGTTAGTGCGTTCCAGTCGGTCTTATTGATGTAAGCGCTGATATTGTTGGGTGAGTTCGTGTCTTTTTGCCACTTGACATTGCGCGCATTCGCCGGTGCGGCTGGTGTTGTGTCATCAAAATCAGCATCGATGGCTGCTGTGCCATTGACGGAAATGTTATCACCACTCCCAGAACCCCCATCATCTGACCCATTCACCCAATTGGTACCGTTGTATTTAATCACCTGGTTACTCGTGGGTGATGTGATTACGACATCATTGAGATCATCGATGTTAAGCACGCCAAACCCTAGTGTCCCGCCCGATCGCCGTAATACCTGACCGTCAGCCGTGGCGGCTATATCGGCTGGAGCACCGGCTGTATTGGCACTTCGACCGATGACCGTCGTGGCACTCGATAGCCGCAGCTTGGCATTGGAGATCGAGGCATCTAATACGTCAGCCGCGATCGTGTTGCTCGTGTCGTTATAGGTAAAATCAATGGTTGACGTGTCTGTGAGTGCTGATGCAACGGCATCTTGGGTGGCTTCGGTGAAGTCAGAAATGGTTGAGGCGAGTTGTGTTCCCGTGTGATTCGCCCGGTTTAGCAAAAACCCATCGGTGGCATTCGCCGTTGCACCGGCTGCAATCCCATCCAGTTTGTTTTTGTCGGTGTACGACATAAACCCAGACGCACTTGCCGTTGCATCTGAATGACTGTGTGCAAAATCGACAATATCCGCTTTGACATGACCATGGTCAAAATCGGTTACATCCGATTTGACATGGGTATGTGCAAAGTCGGTTACATCTGCTTTGACATGCGTGTGTGCAAAGTCCGTGACATCTGCTTTGACATGTGTATGTGCAAAATCGGTTACATCCGATTTGACATGGGTATGTGCAAAATCTGTAATCTCAGACTTTGGATGTGTATGTGAAAAATCGGTGACATCCGATTTGACATGCGTGTGTGCAAAATCTGTAATCTCAGACTTTGGATGTGTATGTGCAAAGTCTGTGATGTCTGCTTTTGGATGGGTATGGGCAAAATCTGTAATCTCAGACTTTGGATGTGTATGTGCAAAGTCGGTTACATCTGCTTTGACATGTGTATGCTGTTGGGTCGGTACGGCATCCGCTAACTTCTGCACCGTCGTTTGTACCGTCGTATTGGTGGATGTGTCCCACAACGTCACCAAATCCAGCAAGCTGACTGTACCCGAAAGGGCCGTTAGTTGGTCATATCGTTTGTTTGCCATCGTTCTCTACACCCACACCAGGTAATCGCCTGTCTCTGTAATCAAAAAATCGTCAACCTCATCCACGATGCGGTATTCCTCTGGAGGTAATACAGTTGAACCTGCTCCACCCCCTCTGGGTTTCCCAATCTCTGGCAGCTCTAAGCGCTTAAATCCCGTTTCCCAAATCATCAATTACACCATTGATACTGCACCACGGATCCGACTGTCTCTTCAATCACCTTGATCACGGTGCTCGATGACACGTGAAAAAACGTGGGTACCGCCGTTGCATCTGTGGCAAACCGAAATCCAACACTTGCCGTTGGTGTTGTTCCATCAAACGTGACGCGCACAGCCCCGGTCGTCACTTGAAACAACAGCTTTCTCGCTCCACCATCAGGCACCGTTAAGGTGTTGACACTCGCTAACGCACTGAGCGCCACATGCGCACTGAGCGGCGATATTCCTTGCTCTTTGCCGTAGTTGGCCTTTCTACGGGCCTCTTCATACTCAGGAGGGTTCGGCATTGTATTGTACTCATTCAACTCACTCCATGAGTAGCACGGTCTGACTGTATCTATATTCTTGAAAGAAATTTATGTAAAAATTGTGAGGGTATTTATATTCTTGAAAGAAATTTATGTAAAAATTGTTAGGTCGTGTTATGCAAAATCAATCCAAAAGTCAACCCCCCTATGTCCGTACTTTAATGTTGTTCGTAACTAAATGTACTACCATGTACTAGGTGACTAAGCGCACGCGGTAAAAATCACACTTTTTTAGGACGAGCAAGGACTGTTTGAACTCAAACAATAGACGATAAGGTATCCTTATATATCAATTTATTTGTGATAAGGAACGCATATATTAATAAATCTAATTACCCGCCTCTTATATATAAATTGACTTAATACGAGTGATAATCAATTATCAACGTAAATAATTAATAAATTTAATTAACAAAGACTCTTAAATTAAAGAATTAATAATTTTAATTAACGAATTGTAAACCATACAATTTTCAAATCAAACAATTCTGATTGATAAGAAATTTTGATATTAGTAATTTGTATAGATGGACTACTGTGTATAGAAATAATTAATGAATTAGAATGAGAATGATAATCATTCTCATTTTGACCACAAAATATTATACAAAAGAATCAATAAACCCACAATTTTACAGACTCTAATACAGTCCTAGTAGAGAGTTCAGTACTTGCAGATATGCCCCAAATACGTCCTGTAACCTAGGCAATAGGCAATGCAGGTTCGATCATACCAACCGACCCAATACGAGTGTTATAGCCTTTGTAGGTATGTTCGTTACACACTCAATTTTTAAGTGGGTAATTCTCACCAAAAAATCATCTCATCCTCTCGTATTCGGTTCGGATTCCTGCCGATCCAAATACGAGCGAGTTCTCGCTTTTTTATTAATCACCCCTTATATATATTATATATTTTTTTTTCTTTTACGTAATATTATGGATAAGTCTAATTACTAGTAAGTTTAATTGTATATATTATATTTTTTTTTTTCTTTTCAGTAATATTATGGATAAGTCTAATTACTAGTAAGTTTAATTATATATGCATAATCTTTTTATTAATAATATATTATACAGGCATAAACCAAAAAAAAATAAATCATTAACAATTCTTATCAATGAACCATAATTTCATCCACTAAACGAATCTATAGAGCCAAATAACACACAGACAAAGAACAACAACTAGACGTATTCCTGGTTCGGATGGTTCGGATGGTTCGGAGGATCGGATGGATCGATGGTTCGGATGGATCGATGGTTCGGAGGATCGGATGGTTCGGAGGATCGGTAATTCGATCACTCGCAATACCACCCTGAAAGAAAACAACACTAGACGTATTCCTAGGTTCGGTGGATCGGTATGTTCTGTAAATCAGTCATTCGATCAACCGGTAATTCCACACACGGCTAAAGAACAACAACCAAACCTAGTCCTTACATCGCTCTTATCGGGGGTTG